GCAATATTAGATGCATTAATGAAAGCTGGCATGTATGATGATGACAGCCAAATTGATTTCATTGAAATTGCTAGAGGCGAGCAAGTTGACGGTGGTAAAACCGTTGTTTATTTATATGAAGATCAAGGAGATGATTATGGCAGAAACTAAATATGAACCAAAACCAGGCCAAGGCTCTGCATGGCCTAATGACCGTAAGTCAGAAGATTGGCACGCAGATTATCGCGGCAAGATTCTTTTGCCAGACGGCACAGAACATTGGGTAGATGTATGGGATAAGGTAAAGGCTGATGGTGTGGGTTTTCGCACAATCAAGATTGGTAATCGTGTGGAAGGAAGCAAACCCGCGGAAACCAGGACAGCACCGAACCATAATCCGGCTGGTCAGGTTGTGGAAGAACTCGATGAAATTATGGACGATATTCCCTTTTAATGAGTGAAGCTAAAAACAAGCAAAAACCTATACCAAGTTTATCTGGCTACGGTGGTGTACGTAAACTGCAAAAGAGTTTAGAACGTAGTAATACGTTAGCAGCCAATCGTGAAGCCGTAGCATACAGTTTACTTTGTATGGCAAACACAAAAATTACGGATGTTATGGAATGGGATCATGAAGGGAATGTTCAGGTGAAAGCCAGTAAAGACATTCCCGAACATGCACTGCAATCGATTAAATCCATTAAGATTGACCGTGATGGAAGAATTGCCATTGAGTTTTGGGATAAGGTGCAAACCTTACGTTTACTTGCAAAAGCAAGTGGCTTGTTAGATAATCCTGATGAATCGGATCGACCATCCGTGATTGGTATTAATGTTAAGGCTCCGGAGATAATTGATAATGACGAAACCGAGTGACACCCAAGTAGGTGGTAATCACTATGCACAAATGAAAATCCAACCCATGGAATTTTCTATGGTAAACGGATTGAACCCCATGCAACATACGGCTATTAAGTACATTGTACGAGTAGACCGTAAGGGTAATGGTGATGAAGATATAGATAAAGCAATACACACATTACAACTTTGGAAACAATGGAGGAAAGATCATGGACTTGAAGGCCAAGATTGACCAACTACGCGAAGAGTTTGCTATGGCACATTTAAATAACTCTAGAGTAATGGAAATCATTGACGCATTGTATCGGGAAAATCAAGAACTCAAACGTATGATGGAGATGAAATTCAAAGACATAGACGATGAGCAATAATAAAGAGCGTAGCAAGAAACAGCTTGCTGGCCCTGGTATTGATTTAGATTTTAGTACCAGTCCAGTTGTCTATAACTTTTTACAAAGCAATAAATTTGTTCGTGGATTGATGGGGCCAGTAGGCTCAGGCAAATCTTACGCCTGTGCTGCTGAGATTATGATGCGTGCCGTTAGGCAAAAGCCATCCCCTGTCGATGGCATACGTTACACTCGCTTTGTTATTGTACGTAACTCTTATCCTGAACTCAAGACAACAACGATTAAAACTTGGCAAGAACTCTTTCCTGAGAATACGTTTGGGCCAATGCTATATACTCCTCCGATCACTCATCACATTCGCCTCCCTTCCCGCGGTGATGCTGCGGGCATCGATTGTGAAGTGATATTCTTAGCATTGGATCAGCCAAAGGATGTGAGGAAACTCTTATCCTTAGAGCTGACTGGCGCATGGGTGAACGAGGCAAGGGAGTTGCCCAAAGCCGTCATTGACGGACTCACCCATCGTGTCGGTCGTTACCCCACACAAAAAGATGGTGGCCCCACATGGCATGGTGTTTGGATGGATACCAACCCAATGGACGATGACCATTGGTGGTTTCGTTTATCTGAAAAAGAAAAACTCAGTGGTAAATACGGTTGGGACTTTTTTAAACAACCCGGTGGTGTTATTGAAGTTGGTGCAGATGAATTGCCTGACAGCCCAGAAGCAAACGATCATATCTTTTCTGGTGGGCGTTGGTGGAAGATTAATCCAAAAGCAGAGAACGTAAAAAATCTACCGTCAGGGTATTACATGCAAATGTTAGGCGGTAAGAATTTAGATTGGATCCGTTGTTATGCTGAAGGTAAGTATACTTACGTACAAGAAGGTCGACCTGTGTGGCCTGAATACAATGATCAAATGATGAGTGGTGAAGTGGATTATGATCCAACCTTACCGATTCATGTTGGTCTTGACTTTGGTTTAACGCCCGCTGCTGCGATTGGTCAACGATTAAATAATGGCAGATGGGTAGTATTGCATGAGATTGTTACCGAAGATATGGGACTAGAAAGATTTGGTCAACAGTTATTAGCAGAGCTAAATGCACAATACCCAAAAGCACAAGTGTTAATTTGGGGTGATCCCGCGGGTATGCAGCGTGATGCTATTTATGAAGTAACGGCATTTGATTATTTAAGAACGCTAGGACTACGCGCACAACCCACAGCATCAAATAACTTTCAAGTCAGGCGTGAAGGTGCAGCAGCACCTATGCAACGATTGATTAATGGGAAACCAGGATTAATTATTCATACAAGTTGTAAGCGGTTACGTAAATCATTAGCCGGCGGTTATCATTTTAAACGTGTCAGCGTTGGTGCCGGACAAGAACGTTTTAGAGACAGTCCTAATAAAAACGAACATTCACACATTGGTGATGCGTTTGGATACTTAATGTTAGGTGGAGGGGAACATAAACGTATGACCAAGTCTAATTTAAGTGCTAAAACGATTATTACACAAACTGTTGTTAATTCAGACTTTGACGTGTTTTCGTAATGTATAATGAAGTTGATATTGTAAAAAAGATGCCAACTGGTAAGGGGGTATTTTATTTACCGTTTCATATTGAGCATGGTTATCAATGTAAGGCAGTAGACGAGTATGACTCTAAACAAACTACGATTGAAGATAGAATCCGTATGTTGGACGGGCAGTCTAAAGCTGGCCCTAGCATTACTGCGTTTGCTAATAATAAGCCTGTCGCTGTCTTTGGTTGTGTGCTACTCTGGGTTGGTGTTGGTGAAGCGTGGTCTATGTTATCAGAAGAAGCAAGACACTATCCTATTACCATGACAAAAGCCGCTAAAATATTTTTTAATGAATGTACAGGGATTTTTAATTTACATCGCTTACAAATTACAGTAAAATCTACAGATAAGCGTGCTGTTGGCTGGGCGAAAACTTTAGGTTTTATTCCTGAAGGATTGATGATTGGTTACAGTGCAGATAAAGATGACACATATATCATGAGGAGAAAGTAATGGGTGGATTAATAGGCGGCGGCAAGCCAGACAATTCTGCTGCAATGGAATCTTTACGTTTGCAACGTGAACAAGCTGACACTGCACGTAAAGAAGCAGAAGATCAAAAAAGACAATATGCAGAACAATTATCATCAAAACAACGCGCAAGACGTGCGGGTGGACAACGTGCTTTACTTGCTGGACGATTCTCTCCAGAGCTAGGTGTTGCACCTGAAGAAGAAACTAAAACAACATTAGGAGCATAATATGGGAAAAAAAGTTGCTAAGGTTGTAACTGCACCCGTTAAAGCGGTAGGTAAAGTTGTTGAATCCGTTGCGAAGCCGATTGTAAAAACAGTTGCCCCCTCAAAACCTAAAGCTGCACCCGCACCCGCACCCGCACCCGTTGCTGAAGCAAGACAAATCCAAGGTCGAGATCCAGCGGCAGAACGTGCAGCAGCAAGACGTAAGGCAAGAATGCAAGGTGGCGGTTTATTATCAGGCGTAAGTTATATAGGTACAGAAGGTTCTGCTGGCGGATTACCACAACTAGGCGAAACAGGTTTAGGTATTCGTAAGTCAGATTTAGGTTATCCACCGGAGGTTTAAAATGAGCGAAGATAAAGATAAGTATCAAGACGTACCTATGGGCAAGGATGGTAAGCCTACTCGTAAATATATGGAATGGGCATTTCAAAATGATAAAGAATTATTTCTAGATTTACAAAACGAATATTTTACAACCAAAGGCACAATGAAAGATAACATGGTGCTAGATAAAATTAAGAGTATGTTTAAATCTGATAAAAAGGAGAAAAAATGAGCAAACCTGGATTATATGCAAATATGAATGCGCGTAAAAAAGCTGGCACTAGCCGACCAAAATCAGAATCTACTATTTCTGATAAAGCGTATAAGAATATGCTACAAGGTTTTCCTAAAAAGAAAAAGTAAATGGAATTATACAAAGGCGCATATCCAACACGTGACATTGAACAGGCTAGACTAATTGACGGTCATGCGTTTTCGTTAGGGTATGTACGAACTTTTGCAGATCCATTGCCCGCTGGACAAAGCATTGATATTGCACTTGCATTTCCAAGTGGTATGAATCCTATTATCAGTATTTCAAAATTATCTGCTGGCAATGCTATAGGCTACTTATATGAGAATGCAGTTGTGAGTGGTGGAACATCATTAACTATTATGAATAGGAATAGATCAAGCACAATTCCTAGTCAAGGTGTGGCAATTGTAGGACCAACAGTAACCTCATTAGGAACATTAATATTACAAGAAATTTTAACTGGTGGTTTAGGTAAAAAATCTGGTGGTGGAACAGTGGGTGGGAGTAATTTTATACTCAAAGGATTAACGACTTACTTGTTTAGATTAACTAATGCAGATACTAGTGGCGGAGGTACTTCTCATGCTGCTGAAATTATATTAAGTTGGAATGAATAATGGTTGCTAAAAAATATCAAAATCCAGAAGGAGGCTTGAATGAAGCTGGGCGAAAATACTTCAAAAGGACTGAAGGCTCAAACCTTAAAGCGCCGCAAAGCTCTGGCACTGATGGTCGCCGTGTATCTTTTGCTGCTCGTTTTTCTGGGATGGATGGCCCGTTAAAAGATGAAAAAGGTAAACCGACTCGACTCAAATTAGCATTACAAAAGTGGGGGTTTAGTAACAAAGCAGAAGCACGCGCATTTGCTAACAAAAATAAAGAGGCATAATTATGGCAGAGATGATGAGACTAAAAGCAGAAGACGTATTAAAGCGTCATGAAAAAGCTTTAACACGCAAAGAAGATTTTAGAAATCTGTATGAAGAAGCATATGAGTTTGCTTTGCCACAACGTAATCTTTACGATGGACATTATGAAGGTAAAGTCGGTGGTACAAAAAAAATGGGACGTATCTTCGATTCTACTGCCATTGCATCAACACAACGCTTTGCTAATAGAATGCAGTCTGGCATCTTTCCTCCACAAAGAAAGTGGTGCCGACTCGAACCTGGTTCTGATATTCCTATGGATCGTAGACCTGAAGCACAAGCTGCATTAGATATGTATTCAGAAAAAATGTTTGATACATTAAAACAATCAAACTTTGATATTGCTATTGGTGAATTCTTATTAGACCTATGTGTAGGTACTGCCGTTATGATGGTGCAACCCGGTGATGATTTATCACCGATTAATTTTATTCCTATTCCACAATATTTAGTTGCATTTGAAGAAGGTGCAAATGGACATGTTGATAATGTCTATAGACGTATTCGTATTAAAGGTGAATCCATTCAACGACAATGGCCTGAAGCAAAAATACCTAAAGAATTATTAGACAAGATAGAACAAAAACCTACGGACGAAATTGAATTAGTTGAAGCTACTGTCTTTGATCAAAAGCGTGGTGATTATTGTTATCACGTCATTGATAAAAATAGTAAACAAGAAATTCTTTATAAACGTTTAATACGTAGTCCATGGATCGTATCACGTTATGCAAAAGTAGCGGGTGAATTGTATGGTCGTGGCCCATTAATTACTGCATTACCTGATATTAAAACATTAAATAAAACAAAAGAATTGGTATTAAAAAATGCATCACTTGCAATCAGTGGTGTCTATACTGCTGCGGATGATGGTGTATTAAATCCAAATACCGTTAAGATTATGCCAGGTGCAATTATTCCTGTAGCACGTAACGGTGGCCCACAAGGTGAATCGCTTAGACCATTACCACGTTCGGGTGATTTTAATGTATCACAAATTGTGATTAATGATCTTGTACAAAACATTAAACGTATTCTATTAGATGAATCCTTACCTCCTGATAATATGTCAGCACGTAGTGCGACAGAAGTTGTAGAGCGTATGAAAGAATTATCACAAAATTTAGGTTCTGCATTTGGTCGATTGATTAATGAAACCATGATTCCATTAGTGAGCAAAATTTTAGAAGTGATGGATGAGCGCGGTATTATTACTTTGCCACTCAAAGTGAATGGCTTAGAAATTAAAATTAGTCCAGTTGCTCCATTAGCCATGGCACAAAACATGGAAGATGTACAAAATATTATGCAATACGCACAAATTGCACAACAAACACCGAACCCAGCAATGTCTATTAAGATGGATGAAATGATGGATTATATTGCTGACAAACTAGGCGTACCACAAAAACTTAGACCAACCCCACAAGAAAGAATGATGTTACAACAACAACAGGCTCAAGCAATGCAAGAACAGCAAATGATGCAAATGGCGCAAGAAAATCCTGAAGCTGTTGCTCAAGTTGCCCAAGCCGCTACACAACAACAAGGATAGATTATGGCTGGATGGGATGATTTAGAGCAAGCATTACCGCTTGATACTAGAGATGTACAGCAACAAAGAGATGATTTAGACCGATTAGTGCTTAGAGTAATAGGCAATGAAGAAGGTCAAAAACTAATGCAATGGCTGCGCGATGCAGTTGTTGAGCAACCTGTCGCCTTGCCGGGTAGCGATCCAAGTTACGCTTACTACCGTGAAGGACAAAATAGTATTGTAAAGGACTTAGAAGCAAGGTTAATTAGAGCAAGGAAATTATAATGAGCGAAGAAACAATCGAGCCTAGTGTTCAAGAAGAAACAACTCCTGAAGAAACTGGCCTACTCGATTCAGCAACAGTCGAAAATGAGGAAGCCAGCTCA